TCAGTGCGTTACCCTTGAGATAACCTTTGAACTCGTGTTCAGGCATGGACGCTTTGATTGCTTCGATGGCTTCGATTGCTCCTTTGTTGTAGTGGTCAGGTTTTTCCACAGGGTCTACCTTCTTTGGTTTCCTAATGGACAAGTTATTTAGTGCAGTAACCGTGTCCCAGTCTTCAGGAGTCGCTTCATCAATACTCATTATTTTCTTCCTCTAGCTCTTGTTCAAACACATCTAGTCTGTTGATTAGTTTGTCCTCAAACCTGTCCAGAAGCTCTTCTGAGGTTATCTGCAAGGCCTCCAGCAGGTCGTCTGGGTCAAAGGTTTTCAAGAGGCGTTCCTTAACTTCCTCTAGTGTTAGTGACATGGTCAATCAACTCCTGTAGTGTCTCTATAGTATACCATAAAATACCTTCTTTGTCACACCATTCTGACATAGTCATTTTGGCACCTTTACGTATTTTCTTGTTGGGTTGCATTAGGACAAACACTAGCTCTTGTCCTTCTGGAAGACTGTCTCTGATACTGGTGTACTTCTTCGTGTCTCCGTCCCGAAAATATCCTTTGCATTCAACAAGAGTACCGGAAGCACTATGTACGAAATCAGGACGGTAAGACCGACTAATAACGTAAGGGATCGTGAATGGTTCATAGTCAAAACCTGCTAGTATCTTGCTGACATCGTCTTCAAACGTGCTTCTAAATTTCGATTTCTGGGACCTTCGGCTCATTGATAACCTCTGTTAAATATCTTGGACCTGATGAATAGGCGAAGGCGCGAACGGAAGGCCAGCATACCTTTTTGTAGGAGCAGTAGGAGCATCCGACGGCGAGTTTCTGGTTCCCACTCTTTCCATCGTCGATAGTACCGTAACAAACGTCCGGTGGTGTCGGCTGCTCCACTAACTTTTTTACGTGGTCAATACGCTCCGATATGTCGTAGCTAATCAAGTCGTACACGGGGGCCTGAGTGTCCTCTTGGTCGTACATGAGGTACGCCAAGTGTCCATTCTGCTTGTCCATTGCTAACCATCCAAACTTAGTAGCACCCTCTGAATACGCGTATCCTTTAATTTGAGCCACGTAGCCAAATGGGTCGTCATAAGCCAGTGTGCCGTCTTTGAATTTCCTAAACCCATAAGTTGACACGCTTTTAACGTCAGTAACAATACCGTTGATTTTACAGTCCATCGAACCTGTAATGCCATTAACTTCGCACTTCTTCTGTTCATCCGTTACCTCATGACCTGCAGCTCTCGTTAGGAACAGTAACATCTCCTCAATGAGGTGTCCGTAGAGGAACTTGACATAGGTGTGACCCTGTATGTCGTCTGTTTTCTCTACGTCATTATAGATGTTCCAGAGATACCTGTCCTCGCGCCCAATGTTGGACATACGTAGCTTACGTCCGTCACTTCGCTTTTCACCAAACTCTTTACGCATGAGGTCCTTGACGTTCTCACCGAAGAGATCAATAGCAGCTTCCAGATCCACGCCTTCTGCTACTTCTTTCGTCTCCATCAGTTTGTAGATGTCGTCTACCAATGTGTACACGCTTTTCATACGTTTCCCTCAGTGGGTTTCTGCCCACGTTGTTCCAACTTTGTACTCTCCGTCAAGGGGGCATCTAAGGTCGTACTCCACCCCTGCCGCCTTGAGGCACTCAACTGCAAGCCAACCGTACTTCTCTGCTTGGTCTGCAGCCACCTCCGACTGTACTTCATCATGTATGTTTCCTATAAATTTGTAGTCTAGTTTCCACTGCGTTGCGTAGTCGTCCAGTATGACTAGGGCTTTCTTCATAACGATAGCCCCTGCCGCCTGTAACAACGTATTCAGTGCAGCATGTTCAGATCTAACTCTAAGTCTTCGACCATCAAGTCCTGTGAGATAGCCTCTCCCAGAAGCTCTAGTAACGCGTTCTCGTAGACTTTCAAGAGCAGGTGTATTTGATAGAAATCGTCGCTTAAGTTCTGCGCCGTCCTTTGCGCTTCCACCAACGATAGTTCCGATCTTTGCGTCTCCTGCTCCGTAGAGGAAAGCGTAGATGAAAGTCTTAGCTTGAGGTCTTGTTTCAAGCCCTGCAGCCATTTGATTTCTGGTATGGATGTCTTCGGTGAGGAGGACATTGGTAAACTCCTTATCGTCCATGTAATGTGCCAACATTCGTAGCTCAAGGCCACTAGCGTCGAAACCTACTAACTTCTTCCCAACAGGTACGGTCCAGCAGGAGCGACACTCGTGCCCGTAGAGGCTGTGGCTTGCTGGTACTTGAGCCATGTTGGGACTCTGGTGGGTCATGCGTCCAGTGACTGCGCCGTTGCTAATGACACGACCATGAACTCTACCGTCTTCCTGCACATGTTCTAGCCATGAGTGGACCTGTGCGTATCGCTTTTGTAGCATCAAGTACTCACTAATGGACTTAGCCTCTGGCAGGTCAATGGTGTCTAGTACAGCCTCATCAACGATGGGATTCCCTTTCTCCGTAACTTTATCGAAGACCACACCAAGCGTCGATAGGCGTCTCGCAATTTGCTGTCTAGACCCAACATTAAATATTTCAACTCTGTCCTTAAGACGCTTACCGGTTTTCTCAGAATAGCGTTCGTGTACAATCGGAGGAAACTTCTCCTGCAATTCCTCTTCAATTTCATTCATTCTCTCCTTGAATGTTGCTAAAAGTTCATGGGCCAGTTGTTGGTCTAGGACCCACCCGTTACGTTCCTGCTGCTGGACAGCGTACTGCACCTGATGTTCCAGCTTGATGGACTTAGGATCAAACCCTTTCATGTCCCTTGTCAGGCTTTTGTGTACTGCTTCGGTTACCTCCACGTCTCGTATGCAGTAGTCGATCATCTCCTGTGACAACCTAGACCAGTCATCATGGTCACCCTTTGGGAAGCCTAAGGTTTCACCCCATGACCTCAAAGAATGTCCACCCTGTCTGCTTGGGTCGTACAACCTTGACAGTACCAATGTGTCCACTACCCTCTCAGAGGCCACAGAAAGCCCCCAGAGACGTTCTAGCACTGGGATATCGTAACCTATTAGGTTGTGTCCACAAACGCTCACAGAGCCTTCTAGAGCCTTACAGAGGGTGTCGGGGGTAGTGTGTACGGTATTTACCCCGTTTTCCCTTGTCACAACACACCAGACGGTGTCAGGAGTCAGGCCGTTGGCTTCCAAGTCAAGGTAGATCAAAAGTCACTCCCAATGTGTGGATTAGCTACTTCCGTTAGACGACCCGTGGTACGGTCATAGGCTAACCAACAGGCCGGTCCAGTTTCTCCGGTGTACCGGTTCTTCAACACTCGAACAGTGGTGGTGTTTCGTACTTCCTCGTTCTCGTGTTGCTGGTCCCGTTCCATGCCTATGACTATGTCGGAGAGTTGAGCAATTGCCTGAGACCCCCGAAGCTCACCCAAGGATATCTGAGCACCGTCCTCGTGTGCCTTACCTTGGGATCGTCGTAGGTGTGACACGAGGAACAGACATATCCCCGTCTCTGCTACCAGAGTCCGTAGCTTGGTCATGATCTCGTCTATGGCCTTTCGCTCGTCTCCTGACTCTTGGGAAGAGACGACGATTGACAGGTGGTCCAGTATGACGTACCGGCAGTCAAGCGCTTTTGCCATATAGCGAACACGGGAGAGCAGGTTGTCTGCTGAAGTTGACCCCCAATGGTCGAATAGGTAGTAACGTCCTGTTCCCAGTGTGCTCTCCCAAAACGGTCGTAGTTGGTCCACAGGCGTGTCCTCTTCCAAGTGAAGGGGCCTGTTTGCCGCCACCGACATGATACCAAGCGTTGTTCGGGCCAGATCTTCCTCAAGCGCCAAGACTCCAATATTGCCTTCGCATCGGCGTAAAAGATCGTACTCAATTTCTCTGATAAATTGGGACTTTCCCATACCACTGCCGCTAGTGATCGTGACGAGTTCATACGGTCTGTGTCCTCTTGTGATATGATTGAGGCCCTCCCAAGGGTACGGGATGGACTTGACGTTCCTCTTTTCTACCAGCTTTTCCCATGTGTCAGTACCAGCGACGATACCGTCAGGCCTGTAGGTCTTAGCACTCCACCAGTGTTGCGTAAAGTCCTTGACCTTGTTCGCCATGAGCATGTCACTGGCGTCCTTCAGGGGTAGCTTGCAGATCTTCAGCTTGTCAGGACTGAAGAGGTCCTTGACTTGTTCTACTGCTTCTTCTCCTGCCTTGTCGTTGTCAAAGCAGAGGACTACCGTGTCGTAGGACTCAAGCCACTCTAGTTGGGCCTTGATCTCCTTAGCGGCGTTATTAGCGCCCGACCGTAACGAAACGACATCCCAAGACTTCCCTGACATCTCATAGATTGCCAAGGCGTCCAGTTCGCCCTCAGTAATCGTTATGAAGGTGTCACGGATGCACTGTTGTTGTCCGAAGAAGCCAACGTTGCTTACGTCCCCCATTGACATGAACCCTTTGGTTTTAACCTCGCGTACCTTTGCCGCGCACAGGTCACCAGTGGACAAGTCGTAGTAGGGGTAGTAGTGTTTGTCTATTTCACCTGTGGAAGTGTACTCAACGGTGACCCCGTAGCGCCCACAGGTGTCCTGAGATATGCGCCGTTGGGGTATGCTTGAGACCACTCCCTTGAAATTCAAGGGCTTGGCTTTTGGTAATTCTGTAGCCATGTTGTCTCCACCGTGAACGTGATAGTCGCAACCAGCGCCAAAACAATGTTGGCCCCCGTCGCTGTAGATAGCGAGAGCGTCCGAAGAACCACACTCCGGACAACTCTCGTGTCGTAGGAACTTAGAAGTCTGCGGCATCGCCTACGGCAATCTCTGCTTCCTCTAGTACTTTGACCGCCTCAAGGTAGGTCGCTACGCCATGCACTGGGTGAGGCTGACCCAGCTTGTACTTTAGGCGGACTTTGGAGTTGTATGGGACTTCTCCGGAGTACGGTGTGCCTTCCTCGTCGAAGACTTTGATCTCGTACTTTGATTTGAACTTGCGTTGCTTATTGCCTTGGTAGTCCTTGATCTTGACACCGTTGGCTGCAAGCTCTGCTGCGTCCTCTTCTGACATTGTGATTGTCATGGAGTAGGCTCCAGTTGATTGACCGTTGAACACGTCGTGTTGGGTCACGTTGCTGAAGTTAACTACACCTTCGATTGTTGTTGCTGTCATGGAATAATCTCCGTAAGGTTGCTTTGGTTTTGCTCTGAGGAATTTCCCAGAACATACTAATAGTATACACTACTTTTGCTACTGAATCAAACCATATTCACGTACTCCTGATTAATAATGGTTTGAATGTGTACGTATCCTTCGGGCCAGTACGTGTAGGACTCTGCTAATGCCTTGGCTGTCCTACGTACTGAGGCCTCAAAGTTCTCGTACAACCCTAGTTCGTCCTTACAGTACCAAAAGGGTATGCGTAGGACTGGCTCTGCTGGCCCGTGTTGCTCGTAGTACACAATGATCTCAGCGTCGTTATGAATAGAACCGTCGTTACCAAACATCTTTGTGTGGTCGTTCTCTGGCTGTTTCATGTTCATAACTCACTTTCCGACTGTGGTAGGTCGTCACTGGCTAGGAACAGGATCTTGTCCAGTGTCTGCCTAGACATAACCACGTTCCCCTTGTCGTCAAAGGACAGCTCCAGATCCTGCCTGAGGACAAACGGGATGCCACCCCAAGGGTCCTGCTTCATGATGTCATTTGTCACTGCTCTGGCTTGCGTGTAGCCTAGGCAGTAGATGGAGTAGTCACCCCCATCGACCACGTAGATGCTTCTTTCGTTTATAAACATAAGTTTACTCCTATAGTACTACTGTAGTTAACTACTACTGCTACTTCTTTAGTATATATACCTAAGTATACCTTAGTAGAGGGTATCACAATTTTCATCGTCTGTAAATATCTCATACTGGTAATATTCCATAGTATCTGTATCTACTCCCGCAGTAGCAGTAGCAGAAAGGCAAATACCGCAGAGATCAAGAAAATCACCATGTGTGTCCTTCCGTGTTAGTTCTGATTCCTCTAGTATTCTGTCACAGGCCTTACAGCGCATCTCTCCAGTCCTCCCCATGTATCTCAATCATCATCTTCTGTAAGTACCTAGCGTTCAGACTAGAGTACTTACGCTGGCAGTCCAGACGGAACATTTCAGTTTCAAACTCTACTATGTGGTCTATCATGGCTTGCGTCTCTGGGTCCTCTGGAGGCCCTGAAAGCTCCCCAGAGTCCTCCCCAAAGTAACCCAACTCGTATTCGTCCTCGTACATCATTTGTAAGCCCCCTGCATCCGTTGTATAAGCTCGTCTATCACCTTCTGCTCCTCCTCCTTCCACTCCTCTAGATCGTCTAGGCCTTCGTAATCCTCAGCTTCCAACTGGTCGTAGTAGTAGTCGTGTGCTTCTTCCCATGATTCTCTAGGCATCGTCTGTATTCTCCTCTGTGAAGTCTTCGTGGTCCGGATCATATTCGTACACTGTGGGTCCAGTGCCGAACATAAAATCATACAGTATCTTCAATGTAACCCATAGTGGCGCTGTAATCGCCCATAGAAAAAGTCTCACCTGTCCTCCCCTTTTATCACAATCCAGACGGATCCTAGTATACAAAACATCCAGAGTAAACCCAAGACCTCAGTCTCCATCTCTCTCCCTCCTGTCAATGTAGACACACAGAGGCGCGAGTATAGCACAGGTGCTCAGTAGTAACAAGATGTCAAACCACGGTTGCCAGTTCTCTAGCATGTCTCTAGTCCTCCTCTTCTTCGGCCTTTTTCATCCGCTCTAAGTTCCTGTTGAACTCCTCTTGGTCTATGGTGAGCCACGATACAGCTATAATACCAGCCACCATAGCGACTAGGAGCCAGTCTACGTAGTCCCCTAGCATGTCCTAGCGCCTCCCGCGGCCGTAAGCCGTGCTTCCGTGTCGTAGTCTGTCCCACCATCGCATAACACGCCAGAAGCGTCCACGGTTCCTCTCAGTGTCTAGGAAACTTAAGCGGTCCCGTAGGCCACAGAGTAGCCGTGAGTAATTGTTAATGGTGTACTCTGGGTACCTGAAGCCCTTTCGTGAGTCGTAGATGTCCCAGACGTGGCCCTCGTGGTTGTACCAGATTGTGTAGCGTCCGAAGTTCATTCTGTCTTCTCCTTCTCCTTCTCTTTACCACTATCAGCTACGACCTTGCTTAACTCCTTAAGAACATCACTGGGGTCGGTAATATTGTCGAGACGTTTAGACGCTTCTATAATTTCTTCTAATGTCATGAGATCACCTCGTTGTTCTGTATGTCGTATGCTAGAGGCCCTGCCTGTTGATAGACTAAGTCTGCCAACTCTGGGTAGTCCTCCTCCAACTGCTCTAGCGCATCAAATGCGTCTAGGTCGCTATGGTAGACCGTGCGCTCTACTAGTGCTAGGTACTCTTGAATTACGTTGTTCATACTGTAGCCCTCGCGTTGATGCTGTCCTGTGTCAGTGTGTCGCAGTAGTCCGCACCTCTGGACTTCAGCCACTGGTTGATATGTTTTGACGTGGTGACACTCCAGAAGTCCTCCGTCTTGAAGTAGTTCCCGTCTGCGTCCTGTAGTGCAACGGGTGTCTCGTAGCTGAAGAACACAGTGGTTCCGTCTGTGAATTCAACCTCTGTTTTGTTACTGCCTAGCTGTCGTAGTTTCATGTCTTAAGCCCTCCCGTGGCTTGTGTGTTGACTCACTGCTGGACACTCTAGGGAATGCCCAGCGATTAGTCAACCCCTGTCTAAACTGTTTTTTCCCGCCTCGTAGCCTATCAGTGCGCCCATGCCCACCGATGTGGCTACGATGAAGAAGAATACGAATAATGGTCCCATGTCTGCCTCCTATGCCGCGTATTGGCGGTAGTCGTCCCGCAAGTATCGCCTAGCGAGTGTGATTGTGGGTAGCTCGATTCCGTAGACGTCCGCAAGTTCTACAGCCGCCTCGTATGACCATGCACGATACCGGCGATAGTCGTCGCTAGTCTTCTCCGGATCGTCTACCGCATCACTTGCGATGCTGTCCCATACCAAATACGTTGTCATAATCTCCGCGATGTTCTTCGCTGTGTCTCTGTCTAGTGTAGTCATGATAATGATTCTCATTTGGGGTGGCATTGGGTCCCCGTCTCGCCATGTGTGTATGAAACTACAGATCAACCCAGATGTATATAGTAAATATTCACACATTTAGACTATTGACCGCTCGTGTTGTTCCGTGCTAGTCGCGTGTGTGCGCGTAATAAATAGATCGCGTAGCAACAATCGTGCCAACTTTATCAGCTCGTGGTGTAGCTCAAGGGGTCCAACATAAGTTCACACACTTGTCAACCCATGCAAACTCCATGCCAGTTTTACCCATGCAAATATCGTGCCAACTCTGGTTGCTACTACAGTTGGCCTCGTGTGTCAACCTATGTTGACCCCATGCAAGAACCATGCCAACTCTTGGGGCTAACATAGGCTGAAACCCGTGTCAACCCGTGGAAAAACTTGGGGCGGGGGGAGGGGTTGACATGTGTTGTACTTTTGTAGTAGCACCTCAGACACAAAATAGGTCAAAATTAAGAAAATTACCCTTAAATTTAACTCGTGTAACCCGTTGTTTTTACTCATGTTTGTCCTACTACTGCTTTTCCCTCTAAAATAACTTGACTTTTGTGTAAACTTATGGTATACTATTGGCATAAACAGGGATAATTTTAGTTATGACCACTGAAGTTAAAAAAAGAGGTCGTGGCAGACCCCGGAAGTCCGAAGTAGCCGCTGTAAAACCCGGTAACAAGGGTGTTGTAGGCCGACCAAAGGGTGACGCAGCGATAATTAATGAGTACAAGGCTAGGATGTTGGCTAGTCCTAAGTCTCGTAAGGTCCTAGAGACTATTTTTGATGCTGCTTTGGACGACGACCATAAGAATCAGGCTGCTGCTTGGAAATTAGTTATGGACCGTATACTACCAGTGGGTGCTTTTGAGAAGGACGTAGTAAAAGACAACGGTAGGAACGCTATACAAATTAATATTACAGGTGTTGGTACTGCTGAAGTAACTACTCCTGACGATATTATAGAAGGAGAAGTAGTAGAAGATGACTCTTAAGTACTTTACAAGAGAAGAATTCGACTGTCAGGTTACTGGTACTAACAACATGGAACGAGAGTTCCTAGAGAAGTTAGACGAGTTGCGGGGCGTATGTGGCTTTCCCTTTGAGGTAACAAGTGGTTACCGTCATCCAACGTTGCACCCAATAGAAAAAAAGAAAGCAGTGCCGGGAACACATGCGCAGGGAATAGCGGCGGACATAAGAATAACAAACGCCGCTGACCGCTACACTATCGTGTCTAACGCAGTAAAGCTAGGTTTCACAGGCATAGGTATTGACGATGATTTTGTACATGTGGACACTAGGGGTACGACTCCAGTGATTTGGTTGTACTAATGAAGTTTTCACACGGTGACGCACTAACCGCAGGGTCTGCTAATACTATCCTAGACGTACCTGCTGGCTACGATGCAATAGTTACTTACTTATTTATCTCGAATACAACAGGTAGTAGTAAAAACCTTAGTGCTAAGTGGGTACACAATGGTGTAGACATAGACTTTCTAGCGGGTAAGAACGTAGGCAGTGGTGAGTTTCTAGAGTTTGGTGGACAGTACGGTGAGTTTCTTGTAGCAAAAGAAGGAGACACCCTGAGTCTAACACCAGAAGCTACCTCTACGTTTGTGAGTATTATTTCTTTTGAGTTAGTCACAGCAACACCAAGGTTGAACTTTTGACGGACCTTAATATAGAACTACTGCCTTGGCAACAAGACGTTTGGGCAGACGACACTAGATTTAAAATAGTAGCTGCTGGGCGACGTACAGGTAAGTCTAGATTAGCAGCGTGGATGTTAATTGTTAACGCACTGCAGGCGGACAAAGGCCATGTATTTTACGTCGCACCTACTCAGGGACAAGCCAGAGACATTATGTGGTCCACCCTCTTGGAACTGGGGCATCCTGTTATTAGTGGTAGCCACATTAATAATTTGCAAATTAAGCTTGTCAACGGAGCCACGATCAGCCTCAAAGGTGCAGACAGACCCGAGACAATGCGAGGTGTCAGCCTTAAGTTTCTAGTCATGGACGAGTACGCTGACATGAAGCCAGAGGTGTTTGAGCAGATCCTTAGACCCGCTTTGGCTGACCAAAAAGGATGTGCAATGTTCATAGGCACACCAATGGGAAGAAACCACTTTTATGAACTTTACAAATATGCAGAACTGGATGATGACCCTACGTACAAAGCTTGGCACTTTACGTCTTACGATAACCCCTTACTGGACCCCAGTGAAATCGACATTGCTAAAAGGTCTATGTCTTCTTATGCGTTTCGTCAGGAATTTATGGCGTCGTTTGAAGCCCGTGGTTCAGAGATGTTTAAGGAAGACTGGGTTAAAGTTAGTGAGTCTGAGCCGGAAGTAGGAGATTACTACATTGCAGTTGACTTGGCAGGATTTGAAGAAGTCAACAAGAAAAAGACTAAAAGCTCCAAACTTGACGAAACAGCGATTGCCGTGGTTAAGGTCAATGAGCATGGTTGGTATGTTGACAATATCATATACGGTAGATGGACACTTGACGAAACAGCAGCTAAGATATTTCAGGCCGTTAGAGATTACCGTCCCGTGTCGGTGGGAATCGAAAGAGGTATTGCTAAACAGGCCGTCATGTCACCATTGATGGACATGCAGAAACGCTATGGTATGTTCTTTAGGGTTGAAGAATTAACCCACGGTAACAAAAAGAAAACAGACCGTGTTATGTGGGCGTTACAAGGACGGTTTGAAAATGGGTACGTAACGCTAAACAAGGGTGAATGGAATTCTAGGTTTCTTGACCAGTTATTCCAATTCCCTGATCCTTTAACACACGACGACTTGGTTGATGCACTAGCGTACATTGACCAGTTAGCTAATGTGGCTTACGACTACGAATACGAAATCGAAGACCACGAAATCCTAGACGTAGTAGCAGGGTATTAATATGGCTGAATTTTACGAACAAGACCCACTTATGGTTGAACAGACAATTGAAGAATGGGTCATAACCAAATGCGAAGACTGGCGTGACTATTACGAGTCAAACTATGAAGGAAGATTTGAAGAGTACTATAGATTATGGCGTGGCCAATGGGATCCTGCAGACAGTGAGCGTAGGTCTGAGCGTTCCCGTATTATTTCTCCTGCACTTCAGCAGGCTGTTGAGTCCAATGTAGCAGAGCTAGAAGAAGCCACGTTTGGACGTGGTAAGTGGTTTGACGTTAGTGACAACATGGGCGACACAGATCGTCAAGACGTACAGTTCCTGCGTAACAAACTAACTGAAGACTTTGAAAACTGCATGGTGCGTAAAGCCGTAGCAGAGTGCTTGATTAACTCAGCAGTGTTTGGTACAGGCATTGGTGAGATTGTAATTGAAGAAATGAAGGAAATGGCTCCTGCTACTCAACCTATTATGGGTGGTGATCTTCAAGCAGTCGGTGTTAACATCACTGACCGTGTGGTTGTAAAGCTTAAACCTGTACTGCCTCAGAACTTCCTAATTGACCCTGTAGCTACGTCTGTTGACGACGCTATGGGTGTTGCTATTGACGAGTTTGTTAGTCGTCACCAAGTAGAACTACTGCAGGAACAAGGTGTTTACCGTGACGTGTACGTAGGTAACGCTGCTCCTGACACTGACTTGGAACCTGACCAAGACCTAACTATTTACAACGACGACAAAGTACGTCTTACTAAGTACTACGGTTTAGTGCCACGAGAGCTTCTAGATAACGCTACAAGCGACGATGACGAAGAAGCAGTACCTGAGGAAGGGTCTGAATCAAAGTACGTAGAAGCCGTTGTAGTAGTTGCTAACGGCGGTATCTTGTTGAAAGCAGAAGCTAACCCTTACATGATGATGGATCGTCCAGTAGTAGCGTTTCCTTGGGACGTAGTACCCGGTAGATTCTGGGGTCGTGGTGTATGTGAAAAAGGTTACAACTCTCAGAAAGCCCTTGACACGGAACTAAGAGCTAGAATCGACGCTCTAAGTCTCACTATTCACCCAATGATGGCTATTGACGCCACTAGACTACCCCGTGGTGCTAAACCAGAAGTACGTCCGGGCAAGATGATCCTAACCAACGGAGATCCTCGTGAAGTACTTCAACCGTTTAACTTTGGTCAAGTTAGTCAAATCACTTTTGCTCAGGCCGGAGCATTGCAGCAAATGGTACAGCAAGCAACAGGAGCCGTTGACTCAGCAGGAATTGCAGGTCAGGTTAACGGCGAGGCTACTGCCGCTGGCATTAGTATGTCTCTTGGCGCTATTATTAAGCGTCACAAGCGGACACTGATTAACTTCCAACAGTCATTCCTGATTCCGTTTGTCAAGAAAGCTGCTTATAGGTACATGCAGTTTGATCCAGAGAACTACCCTGTTGCTGACTACAAGTTTAACGCAAGCAGTACTTTGGGTATTATTGCGCGTGAGTACGAAGTAACTCAGCTTGTACAACTACTACAGACTATGCAAAAAGACTCTCCGTTGTACAACACGTTAATCCAAAGCATTATTGACAATATGAACTTGTCTAATCGTGAAGAGCTTCTTGCAGCTATGGCACAAGCTATGCAGCCTAACCCACAGCAACAACAGATGGCTCAGGCAGCACAACAGGCACAACTACAGTTCCAGCAGTCCCAAACAGCAGCACTGTCTGCTCAAGCTCAGGAGTCGCAAGCTAGGGCTACTAAGCTGGCTGCAGAGGCTCAGGCTGTACCTATGGAACTTGAGATTGATCGTATTAACGCTATTACTCGTAACCTACGTGAAGGTGACGCTGAAGATAAAGAGTTTGAACGTCGCATGAAAGTGGCTGATACTCTCCTCAAAGAAAAGCAAATACAAGGTAAAACTAATGCTAATAACACAGAAAGAAATGCAAATGTTGCTGGACCAAGTCAACAACCACTTCCAAGGAACGTTCCAGCGCCTACAGTCCCTAGAGGACCAAGTGGTCCAACTGGAAACCAAGGTGGAGGAATTATGTAATGCCAAAGTCCAAGGATCCAAAACTAGCACGAGCAGGAGTAAGCGGGTACAACAAACCAAAGCGGACGCCTAGTCACCCTACTAAAAAGTTTGTAGTAGTTGCCAAGGAAGGCGACAAAACAAAGACTATTCGTTTTGGCGATGCCAAGATGACTATTAAGAAAGACCAACCTGCACGACGGAAGTCGTTTAGAGCACGTCACAAGTGTGACACAAATCCACCCAGCAAACTCACGGCGAGGTACTGGTCTTGTAAAAAGTGGTAAAACTTAAGCCGTGAGGCTATTGCACGTCGAGACGACGTTAGGAGAACACAATGCGAAAACTATTAGTAGCGGTAATGCTGTTGTCGTTACAGGCATCAGCTAATACCAAGATTCTCGTTGAGAAAGCAGATCAGCAGTACGTAGTAGTACCGGACTGTGTAGTATCTGAAGACGTAACTCAAGTATCACTACGGTGGCTTAGAGTAGGCGCACCAATATACATTAACCACCAAGGACGACAAGTCCGGTGTACAATTGAAGACTACTACCAAGTAAGGAGTTAACTGTGAAAGTTAATGCACCCAAAGGTTATCACTGGATGAAAAGTGGTAAAAGCTACAAGCTTATGAAGGACCCTTCAGACGGCTACAAGCCACACAAGGGTGCGTCTAAAGCTGCTAACTTTGAAGTTCAAAAAGTCCACAAAAAATAAGGAGGCTATTATGCCAAATTGTACAGGTAAGCGTAAAAAGAAAAAAGGTAAAAGTAAGCCAAAAGGGTCTTACTAATGCCCGCTAAAAAAAAGAAAGCTAACGACGCTTGTGCAAAGAAGGTCAAAGCTAGATACAAAGTCTGGCCTTCTGCATACGCTTCTGGTGCTGTAGCTAAGTGTCGCAAAGTCGGCGCTAAGAACTGGGGTAACAAAAGTGGCCGTAAGAAAAAGTAAGAAAGGTGCTGCCCTTAAGAAATGGTTTAAGGAGGAATGGATAGACGTTAAGACAGGTAAACCCTGTGGTCGTAAATCCGCAAAAAAGGGTGAGTCTAAACGTCCCTATCCCTCCTGTAGACCTAAAGCGGTTGCAGCTAAGATGACTAAAGCTGAAAAAGCTTCTTCTGCACGTCGTAAAACAGGGCCAGCTAAAATTAAACACGCAGTCACAGCTTCGGGTAGACGCAGAAAGACTACAAGAAAAGCTTGACATTTACTTAAAAGTATGCTATAATAAAACTATAGTTAACAACATTAGAGGAAACTATGACTCCTGAGCTTGAAACCTACTTCGACAACTACAACGAACTCTTCAATCACGAAGGTTTCAAACAACTCTTACAAGAGTTATCTAATAATGCACAACAGTTGGCTGACATTCAGACAGTCAAGGACGTAGAAGATCTTTACTTCCGTAAAGGCCAAGTTGCTGCTTTTGCTACTGTAATTAACCTACAGGGTACTATAGAAGCAGCTAGAGAGCAAGCAGAAGTAGAAGTAGAAGGTCCAATTAGTGTTTAAAGTATTTGACTTCCGTTGTACAAACGGGCATGTCTTTGAAGAATTTGTAGAAGGTACCGTTACAACCAGTAGGTGCGGTTGTGGTGCCAACGCTACAAAAATGGTATCTGCCCCGTCTTTTCACCTTGATGGTGCTTCCGGAGACTTTCCGGGTCAGCATATGAAATGGGTTAGGGAACACGAAAAAGCAGGTAAACAATAACATCTCCATAATGATAACGATCACGGAGTTTAATTATGTCTAGAGCAACGATTATAGATCAAGCCCCTGAAGAAGGAAACGCAGATCAAATCGAGCAAAACGAAGTTAACGAGATTCAACACGACGTTGAGCAACCTCAAGCCGAAGAACCAAGTTTACCAGAGAAGTACCAAGGTAAGTCTTTAGAAGAAGTAGTACAGATGCACCAAGAAGCTGAAAAGTTACTTGGTCGTCAGTCTTCTGAAGTAGGCGAACTTCGTAAAGTTGTGGATGACTACATTAGTACTCAAACACAGCAAGCACCTCAACAACAATACGTTGAGCCTGAAGACGATATAGATTATTTTACGGATCCTCAAGCAGCCGTTAATCGTGCTATTGAGAATCACCCTAAAATTAGAGAAGCACAGCAGTACACTGAGCAGTACAAAAAGCAGTCGTCACTTGCAACGCTTCAAGCTAAACATCCAGACATGCAAACAATTCTTGGCGACCCCAAGTTTGCTGAATGGATTAAGGCATCTAAGATTAGGACTCAGTTGTTTGTAGCCGCTGACCAACAGTACGACGCTGACGCTGCTGACGAACTGTTTACACTCTGGAAAGAACGTAAAACAGTTGCACAGCAAACTGCTAATGTTGAAAAACAGGCACGTAAGCAGACACTTAAGGCAGCTAATACAGGCAATGCACGAGGCACTGGTGAGGGTTCACGTAAGAAAGTATATCGCAGGTCCGACATTATTAAACTAATGAAAACAGACCCTGAGCGTTATCAAGCTTTGTCAAACGAAATATTACAAGCTTATGCAGAGGGTCGTGTCAAATAATCTAAAGGAGATTAGACATGGCTGGTGAAACTTCCGGTGCATATTTTACAGCTAATGCTGTAGTAGACAAAACAGCAGCAGGTACTTTCATTCCAGAAATTTGGAGTGATGAGGTAATTGCAGCATATCAAAAGAACCTTAAGATGGCTCCTCTTGTCAAGCGCATTCAAATGGCTGGCAAAAAAGGCGATGTAATCCACATCCCTAAGCCTACTCGTGGTGCAGCTTCTGCTAAGGGTGAAGCCGCAGCAGTAACAATCCAAGCAAACCTTGAGTCAGAGTTGACTGTCACTGTTGACCGTCACTTCGAGTACTCACGTCTTATCGAAGACATCGTAGAAGTACAAGCTCTTAACAGCCTCCGTCAGTTCTACA